TATATCAGTTGCAACGGTTTGTTCTACGCCTCCTCTAGTACCACCTGAACCTCTTAGTTCATAAAAAGGAAAACCGTCAACGGGACGCGTTAATTCAGTAGTAAAAAGAACAGTAGGATCGCCCTCTGTAAATATATCAGGCACAGCTGTAAAAAATTGTGGGGTAATAGTAAGTGATTTTGTTAGGTCAAAAGAATCTCTTAAAGTGATTTTTTCAGATTCAGGCGTTACAAAGAAATTAGATACTACACTTAAAGTAAAGGCATCTCCTAAGTCAAGAGAATCATTAAAAGGCTCCGAATAAAAATTAAAACTTGTTACAAGTTCTTCTGTCGCCTGTTGATCTGCTAAGCTTTTAGTAAAATTAACAATAGAATCTTCCAACAAAGTAGCTTTTTCTTGGTTTGCGTCGTCAAAACTTCTATTATAAATTACGCTTAAAGTTTCTTCGTCGCTAACACCAAAATCACTTGGAGGCGCATTTTTTATATGTGCGCTAGATAAACCTTCTACACTTGCGTCTAGCATAGTAACACTGTCAGTAACTATTTCTACGTAATAAAAAGCGTTATTAGTATGCTCTTGCAGGGACTGAGAATCGGTTAGGCTTTTTAGGAGCTGCAACTTAGCGACATCTGAATGAGTACCTATGTTCAGAGTGCGTAAGTTTCGGTTATATACTGTTTCAAAGCTATGCTCATCTAATAATTCAAAAGCTTTGCTAGTAGAAATAGAATTATTATCTGAAAATTGCAAAGAACTTTCATCAGCGATGTCAATTGTTTCTGTTATAAGCCTATTAAAATTAACCTGCAATGAGGGTGGAGCGTCGTCTACACCTAAACTATTAGTTAAATTTTTCAAAGGCTGCAGTTTAAGGACATCGTCAACGTCTATATCAAGAGTAGGTAAGTCTCGGTTATATACTGTTTCAAAGCTATGCTCGTCCAGCATAGTTAATTCGGGTGAGCTCGGCTGCACAGAAAAAGCCGTACTAGGGACAAGGTCAGCAGAGTCTTGTAGAGTAATAGCACTAGCTATAGTTTCTTGATAATGAGAAAACACAGCTAGTTGTTCTATTGAACTTTGAGTATCGGTTAAGTTTTTTAAAGGTAGTAGACTAGCAATTTCTAACAAATCAACTTTTTCTTCATTAACGTCGTTAAAAGACCTTAAAAAGAACGCGCTTCTGCTAAATTGACTATCGTCCATATTAGCAAAACTTTCTATACCGGATACCGCATGCCCAAAAGATAAGACATCTGTTAAACCAAAAACGCTATTAGCATCTTCGGCATATGCTATAGCTAAATTAATATTTTCTGCTGGGGTATAGCTATCAGAAAGTAGCGAAGCAGACTGTATAGAAACCGCGTCTGATACTTCAAAAAATTGTCCGCTAGTGAAACTTTTAACAGGGGTTAAATCAAATTCATCTGTTAGCCCTATTGTATGAATCCTATCAAACGCAGATATAACGAGGTCAACGTAACTTAAAAAGTTTAAATTCTCGCTAGAAGAAAAGCTGTCAGAAAAAGGTTTACTACTTAGTAAACTCGGTACATCAAGCGTTGCAAAGTTTTCTACGTCAACGTTGTCAAAAACTCTTTGGTAAACTATTTGAAAAGCGTGCTCATCTTTTATACCAAAAATATTTTCTTTGTCTTTAATTACATTGCCAGCATTAGCATTGCTATCTAGCCTAAAGCCGTCAGTAAAAAATTCGTTATAAGCAAAGAAACTGCTTACTGCCTCATCTACAGGTTGGTCGTCAGTTAAACTTGACGTAGTGTTTAACGATGGCTCTGAACCAAGCCCAAACGAAAGCTCACCTACGTTTTTTACCGAAGTAATAACCGGAGGTATTTCAATTAATCCTAAAGTTTCAACCTCTGCTTGATCTAAATAACTTAAATTAAAAATTGATTCAACTGAAGTTGTTACGTCATTAGTAGGGTCATTTATAGGTTTATCTACAGCAAAAGAATCTTTATCAACAAACCCAAAACCAAAGCCCACTCGCTCGTGTAAATTAACTTCTCTTATCTTAGAAACGCCACCGTTTTGCTCAAAAAAGCCTCTAACTATTAGTGTAGTAGTATTAGTAGTGGCTACAAACTCTATGGACAACGTTTGCCCGTTTCGCTCTGTCCACGTATTGGCGCTAGTTGATAGTAAACTGTTGTCTAATCCATCTCTGGCAGAAAGAGCAAGACTATTAGTTGTTGAAGACCTACTAAGGGTAATAATAGAAAATACGTAAACCGAACCCGGCGTAGTAGGTATAGTCTGTTTAATAAAAGAAAGTTCTTGGTTAGAATTACTAGCTATTTCGTAGTAAGCAACGTTTCGTATAGAAACTCGTTTAGTGCCTGTACCCGAAAAAGCAACCGTTTGATCATATGCGGCAAACACATTAGGCACTTTTTCAAGATTGTCAGACCCTACAAAGTTCCTAAAATAGTTTACTTGGAAAGTCTGTTCATCTGATATACCTAATGGATTACCCCTAACTTTGCCAATGCCCCTACCAAAGTCTGCAGAGCTTTGTAATGCAAACGAGTCTTCAAAGTTTTCTAAAAAACTATTCGAAAAGAAAAATGCTTCTTTTGATGGGACAAAATCAGTAGTTATTTTCTCATTAGAAAATACCGTTTGCTGTTTAATCTCGAAGAAAGATTGCGCCCCTTTCAAAGAACTAGGTTTAATTTCCTCATCAAAAGAAAAACTGTTAGAAATAACTTCTTCAAAATATATGTTTTGAGTTACATTTTCTTGTGAGGCTTCTAGAGAGTCTGTATGTAACGGTTGATATGTTAACGAAGGTAAATCCAATATTGTTGCTAAATCGTCTGCAGAATCAAAAACTCTTTCAAATTGAACTACTAACGTTTCTTGGTCTCCCATACCAAAAAAGTTTTCTCTGCCTTTTACTAAATCGCCGTTATTAATCTCATCTAGTAATGTTAAACCAGAAGAGGCGGTAACATTATAATAATTAGATAGTTGTATTGTTTCGGCTGTTTCTTGCTCGTCTTTAAATTTTTGAGCAACTTTAAAGCTAGAAACGTCTTTTACTGAACTAAAACTGTTAAAACCTTTCCCGACAGAAGGCGTTACTTCGTCCGCAATAGATAAAGCTTCAGTAATAGCTTCTATATAAAAAGGCTTAAACGTTATGACCTCTTGCACAGTTTGCGTATCTTCGGCGTTGTCAATACTAGTACTAAAATCTAAAGCGGGGGCGTCTGTAATTTTAGCAACTTGTAAATCATCATCCGCACCAAACGTTCTATATACGACGCTTTGGAAATTTTGTTCATCTTTTGTACCTAGCTCGTCTATTCTAGAAGAGATTTCTTGGCCTAATTTAAAGAAGTCTCTAGCAGTAAGCCCATCAGAAAACTTTTCTTCGTAGAAAATAGAAGTGCTTAAAAACTCTTCTACATTATTAACGTCAGTAAATGTTTTACCTACAGAGGCCGCTAAAATTTCGCTAACGCCGAAAGTATCGGCGTACGCTGTAGTAGGGGTAAATGAAAACACATCTTCTATAGAAATATTTTCGTCAACATTCTCGTTGTAATAAAAATCGTTATAAATTACTTCTTTAGGGCGGTAGCTATCAGCAAAAGGTTTAGCACTTAATAAAGAAGGCGCGTCGGCTACAGATAGGCTTTCGTCTGAACCAGTAAATACTCTATTAAAAATTGCTTGGAAACTATGTTTATCTACGAACCCGAACGATTCATCCTCACCACTTTGCGATAGGTCAGAGTGTTTATCAGTAGAGAAAAAGTCTTTTAGCTCTAAAGCATCCGTAAAAGTTTCCATGTAAAAGACGGAAGTAGTGAGCGCCTCGAAGATAGTCTGCTCATCTACAGTGACAGGCTTATAATCTAAAATAAATTCTTCCGCTACACTGAAAGTGTCGTCTGTATCAAATATCCCATACGCCATAGAAATATTTACTACATCTTCACCGAACCCAAAGCCACTTTCTTTATCAATAACGTTATAAAACAAAAGGTCTATATTTTCAGAAGTAATATGTTCGTCAAAAATAGGGCCTGATTTAGAAACAATAGGTGGAGAGTCTGTAATGCTAAACTGTTCGTCTACCCCAGAGAATTCTCTATTAAACGCAATAGTAAGAAACGCTTCTTCGCCTATCGAAAAACCATTAGCTTGAGCTTTTGCCACGGCAAAATGAGGAGCAGTATCTGCTATGGACATTGGAGACGAAAGCTCTGTTAACAGAGCTACGCTAGCAACATCTGCAATATTAAATGAATTGCTGATTACTTCTTCGTGGTGAACGCCTTCAGACACTTGCGCTTTGATTTTAGGATAGTTCGCAATTGGAGTTATGTTTGTGTAATGAGCTACAGCTTGTAAATCTACAAAAGAGTTCTCTGCCTGTATCTTTCTACTAATATCACTTAGTACAGGGTTTACTAGTCTGGGCGTAACAACACTATTTATCGCTTTTAGGCTTATAGCAGATGAAATTGCTTTGGGTATAGTTACAGATAGAACAGATCTTGTGTCAGCCTTTTGAACCAGTTTAGGTGCTTCAGGTGTAATTACTTCGTCAAGCTGCGGCAAAAACTTTTCTATATACGCTTCAACTTCTTCGTGGGTGGTTCTGTTAGCCCCTATTGCAGTAGCTTCGTTAACTAGCGGTTCACCTCGAATACCAAACGCATATCTAAGGAGAATCAAGCCATCAGTCAATGCATCTAAAGAACCGCTATCATCTATATCACCTATAACTTCTCCTACAGTATTTACATTAGCTTCTACTTCTTGAGGCGTAAGGGAAGACTGTGCAGATATAGCGCCCTGAGTGAGAGTAGTTCCACCAAGCCCAAACAAGTGCCTTAAAAACAATAACCCATCAGTTAGGGCGTCAAGCCTGCCATCTTTATCTATATCAAAAGAAACGTAGGCTATGTCTATAGGAAAAGTTTCTGCTCTAAATATGTAACCGTAAGGAGTAGTAATTGGAGAGAAATTAAGATTAGTGTTACCTATATTGTTAAAGTCGTCTGATACACTAAACTTAAGTGTAACTAGTTGTATAGGAAGCTCATCTCCGTCACCCGGCCACGAAGCTCCCTCAGTAACTGGCAACCAACGAAGTCTTATAAATTTATCAGTAGTTGCGTCATTATCAGTGTCATTTGAATCAATAAGGCCTTCTGAAGCTTGTATGTACCCATTAGATACATGGTTGTCTACTGTGAGCAGGGACAGCTTGGAGCTATCATAGTGTAATCGAAATGCTAGACCGCTTAAGTTTCTATTATTATCAGACGTATTATAAGAAAGAGTTATGGCGTATTCTGAAAGGCCTATATAGGCTTGCGGACTGCTGCTTACATTTATTAGTTGTCTTGGTTCGGATGTATCTAAATTAGTATCTACATAATTTAGGATAGTAGTGCTACCAGTAACTGTCTGGTAAAAATCTACAGCCCGCGCAGTTTTGGCGCTAACTAGCGCTCTCGGTTTAGAGTATGCTCCGAGAACGGATCGATATGCCATTAATCAAAATCACTACGCACTTTGAATTTGATTAAGTCATAAACAGTTTGTTTACCTCCGCCGCTAAAAGTAATTTCAAGCTCGCCTTCGTACGTGCCGGCTTGATCAAAAGCTGTTAAATCGGCAGTGACTTGTCCAGAGCTACCATCACCGACCAATGAACACGTTACCGTCTTAAGTATAGTAGTACTCCCTACTGCCCTTACGCGTAGTATTACAGACGCGCCGTTAAGAGCGAGAGGAGCCCAAGTAGTAGAGTCAAACTCATCCAGTTGCTTTCCGGAAGCTGCAGTACTGCTGTCTTTTAAGCTGAAGTTAAGTTGTGGTAACGTGTCGCCTGTTACCATATTTACTGTATCTGAATAAGCCATTCTAGTTACCTATATTAGTAAGACCAAATAACGGGCGTTGTTTCACGTATATCTACGTGGACAAATGATTTTGCTACGCCTATACCGTTAAAACCTAAACGCAATGCATTTTCTATAATAGCACGACGTTCTACGCCGCCCGCAACTGCTATGTCTGCGGCAATGCCTTGCGCGTGCGTCCCCGGAGCTTTCTTTCGAGCTTCAATCGGATGTCCATCAGGATCACGAAATCCAGACGTTACGTAAAACGGAAAACCGCAGGCTTCCCTAAGTTCGTCTAGTCTATGTATAAACTCTTCCGACATTTTGTTGTTGCCAGTAGACTGACAATCAAAGTCTTCAATTTTAAAATACTTAAACATATCTATCCCTTAAATAACCAAGTAACGTAACCTACAAAACCGGCCCATATAGAAAAGAATATTTTTTCTGCAGTTCTAGCCGTAGTCGCGTTTTTAGCAACTTGCTCTGAGGTCTCTTCGATTTTCTTTTCGTTCTCATCAAGACGCCACTCGTGTCTTTTTAAACGAGCGTTCTGCCCGTTTATTTGTTCTTCGACGCGAGCTAGACTTGTTAAGACGTCAGTAATTCTATCTATCTTGATTTCTAGTCTATCCAGCCGTTTGGCAACTTGTTGGTCATCACTCATTTTCTAAGACTCATAATTTTGTTAACGCCTTTAATACCAAATGAGCTGCTTATGGCTATAAACAACAAATACTGATACCATTCGGGTAGTGCAGACAAAGCCACAAAACTTTCTTTTACACGATTTACAACATCCATATCATCAGCTGCTATCGCATATCCTATCATAAATATAGGCACAGCTAGTATTATAGTCCAAAATTCGTCTTTCCACGAGCTTCCTGACGCTTCTGCCATTTTAGCTTCCCAGCTAGCATCGTTTTTAATCGTTTCCATTTTACGATTATGGACGGCTTTTTTCTCTTCTGCTTTGTTAGCTAAGTATCCTTTTGCTAAATTAGCCACTGGCCCTATTAAATTTAAGAAACCCATATTAATTTCCTATAGTTGATTGTAAATTGGTATTAAACGATTCTTTAATGTTCTGTCTATTGAGAAACCATTTTCTAAAATAGTATCTACTGTTTCAGCAGTAGGCCCTAAGAAAGGTAGTATAGCATCTGGCGCAAACCCTTCTATACCTTTGTCGTCCCATTTAGCATTTTGATGAGACATCGCTGCTAAAGTAAATATACCTAAGAACCCAGATCTATCTATAGTCTCAGTAAGGTAAGTAGGCCAGTCCATACGATCTGTTCTAAAATACTTGTTATCCATTTCAACTCCGGGTAGCACTGCCGCTAAACCCTGTTTAGTATATTCTCTTACTTCCATAGCTAACATAGCTAAAGGCATAGTTGCAAGAGCGGTAAGCGCTAAAACAGCGAGCGTTGCGGTCAGTTGAGGCATGCCCTGCCCATCCATTTCAGTTCTTCTCGCAATCATCTCTCTATACACGCCGCCCATAATAACTTTACCGTACGCGTAAAAATAAGATTTTAACTGCCAAACAAGTGCCCAATGTGGGTCAGACGCCCACACAGGTCTTTCAGCTGAGTTTGGTCTTAGTATTGACGACTCTACAAAACGTTGCAACCCCTTCTTAACTTTCTTGCCTTCGGGGCTAGTAAGTTTTCTACCACCGTCGTTCCATGCCATAACTTCTTTAGCTGTAAGACCTAACTCTCTAAGATAACGTTCTGACCTAGGGTTATTAAACTCGTTGCGAGCGTGTTTTAATATAAACTGTACACCCATACCCGCTGCAAACTCTCTTGAAAAAGTTGTAAACCATTGCAACGCCGTGTACTTAAAAAATACATCTGACATTTTACGGACTTTAGGGTCCATATAATCTAGTTCAGCTTGAGTAACCCACGAGTTGGCAACAACTTCATTAGTCACGACACCTAAATCTCTAGCAAACTGTCTTGCCTCTGCACGGTTTTTTATAGTAGTAGGGATTTGTTTTAGCCCCTCTACTAAACCGCCGAACTCTTTTGAGTTAATGATAGGCCCTGCAATTTCTGGAAGAGAAGCAATAGCAGCAAACGGTAGTATTGTTACAAACTGTAAAAACTGACCATAGCTGTTTACTTTTCTCCACATTGGACTTAGCGGGTTTGTCTGATATCCCAAGTGCGTGGCAATAATCTCTTCGGCAATCGCTCTATCTTCAGGGGCAAGCTTGTCTAACTCTTGATCAAGAATGCTATTACCTTGATTATCTTTAGTGTGTTTATTCCACTCAACGCGTTTTACAACGTGTCTTAAGTACTGGACAAATGCATCTTGCGGTTCATGTAAAAAACCAGCATCGTAAAGGTTCTGCCTGCCGACATTTAGTGTTAGTTGTAAAGCTTTTTCTACAGCTGCTGCTGGGTTAGACGCGTCTACGTCAATAGGCTGCCCGTCTGCAATGCTTTGGTTATATTTTAAAACAGCTTGTATAGAATCTCTTACAGACTTTTCGTCAGCCGTCGGGTCTTGTTGTAACACCAACTCTACGAACCCATCTAGATTTTCTTGTATAGCCATTAAGTTAAGAGCTGTTGGGAAGTAGTTTTCTACTCTACCTATATCAGTAGCAGAAGGTGCTATATACTCATCGTAAACGCTTTCTAAAAACTTGCGAACAGCTTGCCCTTTTTCTGATAATTGATCTGTATCTCTATCACTCATGGCTTCAAGTAAAGCCGCTTGTACATCTGGATCGCTCATCTCGCCGACTTCGGTCTCAAACTTGTTTTGGAACTCAGCTATCTGCCTAGCTGACGCTCCGACAAAACCTAGTCCACCATCTGCGTTTGAGTCTTGAGAGCGTATGTAAAACATGTCCGCGATTTTTCTACCCGCATGTAACCTCATAATACCGTCTGCTGTTCTTGCTAGTTTCATTAACGGACGCAGTTTAGGATTGCGGGCGATATCTGCAAGCTTTCCGCGCCAATGGTCGGCAAGCGCTTCTCCGCCCATCTTAACAACAGCTTGATTAACTTCTTGTACCATAGCTTTCTGTACAAAGTTGGGGTTGGCACTAGTGCCGGCTGTTTCGTAACCTTTTTTCTTAGCGTCTACAACTGCCTCGATGTAAGTTTCGAAGTCTTGAGAGGTGTTACCCAAACGACGTTTCATCGTCCTAGTAAACTCTCGGTACATAGCTTTTAATTTTTGTGCTAACTCTTTAAAATGTTTATCAGTTAAAGACCTAGCTTGTTTGTTAATAAACTTCTTAGTGGCCCATCTTGCTACTTGGTCGGCATACCATTCTTCAAACGCTAATTCATAGTCGTAAGCATTTAAGTAGTTTTGATATCTAGGGTCTTTTTCAAAGGCTTTAAGTAGTCTAGCTCTTAAAGCTGGATTAGCTGTAGCTGCCGCCATTTCTTCCCTAAACAACGCGTGGCCAAACTCGTGTGCCAAAACAGCTGCGTCTCTAAGCATGTTGCCAGATTCGTTTAAGATAATCAGATTAGCTTCACTGCCTGAGTCAACCAAAGTAAGGTGCATGCCTCTTAGGTTGCCGTTACTTTCACGCATTCTGTTGATAGCGGCTAAAACTTGATTTACATTTTCTACACCGAACTGCTGCTCTATCTCACCTATAGTCATATTTACTAGATTTTCATAAGTAAACACTCTTGGTGGGTTTTTTAGTTTTATAGCTTTTCGCAGGTTGTTTATCAGACCTACTAAAAACGATTCTTCTACGCCAGCAATTGTTTCAGGCTCGGCTTGCGGTCTGTTAGGTTGAGTAGGCTCGGCTTGGTTGTTAGTGGTAGGTGCTCTACCTGTACGTCTGTCTGTTTGACGATCTGCGTCTTGTGCAGTTTCTGGCTGATCGAGCATTCTATCAACTTCTGAACGGCCGTCCGTTTCATCTACTTGGTCGTCTGGATCAAATTCCTGATTAACTCTTCTGGTCTCACGGCCCATGACGTCTCTTTGGAAGCGCTCGAACGCATCCATAGCTTCATCTGTACCGGACTGAACACCCGCTCTCTCACTAGTTGGCCTTCCTTCGGAATCTACGTCTTCCGCTATAACAGCTTCTGGGCGTTGTTCAGGGATAGTCTGAGGAGGAGAAAGCAGTTCACCCAAAGTAACTTCTTTTCCATTTATAACAGCGGCTACTGTGCTGCCTTGATAGTCAGGGACCGGTTGATTACCGATGTCAAATATTGATTCGCCGGATACGACTACATCATATCCCGCTAATCGTAGTTCTGTAAGTATCTCTTGTAAACCTTTTCTAGCAGCTTCAAATGGCGTTTGACCTTCGAATCTGCCATCGCCACGGGCTGATGCTAAACGCTGACCTGCTCGAGTAAGATCAGCCAAATTTACTTTAATACGCTTGCCATCTGGCGTTACTAAAACTATGTTTTTAAACTTACTTTTCTTAGCTATTTTAATAGCTCTGTCTAAGAACTCTGCTTCTGTAACGCGATAAACTTTCTTATCGACAGGGTCTACCAACTCTATTAAGTTTGAATCAAACGATGTCCTTACAACCTCAAACTTACCGGCGCTGTTTTTTCTGATTGTCACAACTGCGTTTTTATTAGCACGTTGCTGCCTTACAGCTTCTCTTAAAGTACTTTCTGAAACTTCGCCTATCTCAGCAGTATCCCATTCTTGAGCGCCAAAGGCGGCATCATAATCATCTCTTGCTTCTTGGGTGTTATCAAACACTCTAGCCCGATCTGCTTTAGGCTCGTAAGTACCTGTTACGGTTTCTTCACCCTCTATAGTTTGTACGCCTTCTTGATTTTCTAGATCGGTTTCTTGGTCAACCTCTGTTTGAGGGGCGTCCTCAACATCTTTAGGCGATCTTTTTTTACCTTGAGTCAACTTCTCAGCTGCTGCGGTCAAGTCTGCTAGTCCTATCTTTACTTTAGTACCATCAGGTCTAGTAACTGTAATGCTTTTAAATTTACTACCTTTTGCTAGTTCTATAGCGTCAAACAAATCGTCTTCGTTCATTTCACGAATGGAGTCGTCAACGTCTGCATCTCTAATATCAGGCCCTTGCTCTTGTTGATATTTTTTAGCTCTAGTCTCTAATGCCTGCTCAGCAGTCGTTATGTTTATAGAGCCGCCGTCTGGTTTTAAACCTTCCGCATTTTCTATGGTTTGTTGTAAAACATCTTGATTAGTAACTTCTTCAGAAACAACATTTCCATCTGTATCAAAAACTTGCACAACTATGTCAGTCGGGCCTGCTTCAGTCTTGGATTGATTGTATCCAAGTGCTATTGCAAGCGAGCTATCAGTAGCCCTAGAGTTTATAACCTCTTGAACAATGTTTTTATCTGCAGAGATAATAGTGCCTCTACCGGGAATAAATGCGGCGAAAGCACGTTTGCCGTCTACAGTTACTGGAGTGACCTTATTAGGTCGAGCATTAAATGCTGGGTCTGTTCCCGCCTGCCATACTGATTTTTTAGTACTGGTGGGGTCTACCATTGCTTTTAACTGAGCGTTTAAATCGGCTTGCGATTCTGGAGTAGTAGTACTACTAAGTGGGTCACCGTACTGCTCATCATCAACTACGTCGTTTATATCTTTTGTTCTTTTCTCGTCCATCATACGACGAGCTTTATCCATTATATCTGCAGTAGCATCTAGTACCCCCGCTTCCGCTACTTTACGTATACCAGTAGCTGCAACCGTACCTGTAGCACCGACAGGAGCTCCACCAAAAAAACCGCCGAACGCTGCTTCTGCCAATCGAAGTTGCGCGTCTTCAGCAGTGTAAGTGGGATCTAAATCCATTCTATTTAATACGGCTAAGCTTTCTTGACCTACTTCTGTGGCGCCCTCTATAGCTCCAGTCCTAAGTGTATTAGTAGCAACGAGCTTAGCGAAGTCTCCGAAAGTAGAGCTCTCTTTTACAGCTCTTTTTTTAGCTACGTTACCTAGTAGCTTTACTATAGCAACTTCGCCAGCTACGCCTATAGCTGCTTGAGGTAGCCCCAATAACCCAGCTCTAGCCGCTTGCTCTGTATCTAGTTCTTTCCCAGAGTCTAAAGCCTCACTCAAGTTTGAACCAGATAGCGGCACATACTCAGCCGCAAAAGCCCCGCCTATAGCGCCGTTTTTGAAAGTTTTATATAAAGAGTTTGCTAAATCTTTCTCGTCGGGAGTAGCCGTTCCTTTTATAGTCCTGTTTATAGAGTCTCGCCCAATACGTTCTGCGATCTTCCTACTACTATAAGTAACGCCTTTTTTACCTAAAACTGTAGCTACGCCACCAACACCGCCGCCTGCTACAGTTGTAACTAAACTAGGTACAGCTTGGCCACTAAACTTTACAGCTTGCTCAAAAAAACCGCTCACGGTTGGGGCTTCTAGAAACTCACCAAACGTGTCTATGTCTTGCACTGCAAGGCTAGCGTTCTCTTCTAATCTTCTAGCTTCAGCTATGTTGTCAGCTATAGAATCTTCGTCTGACCCTACTAAAGTTTTACTAAGTGCTTTGAAGTATTCAACATCTGCAGCAAGGCCTTCCGACCCCTGCAGCATACCATCTGAAAAAGTTTCAGATATGGTTCTCTTACGTTCTGTCTCGGGGGTATCTTCTGTTACAGAAAAATCGGGAGTCTCGTTATCCAGCACTGACTGAGTAAGCGTTGATATGTAGTCTGTAGGATCGGCCATTTAACCGCTCCTTATTTTGCGTCAGTAAATGGATGACGTTTAGTTACTACTGCCCTTAAAGCCTTCGCTAGATTCTCATCCAAAGATTTCACCTGCCCGACTGATATTTCAGAATCAGTCTGTCTTCCGTACTGATCTGTGTATACATACCCAGTAACTTTCCCTTTAGCTGAATAAACAGGTCTTACTTTAGATATATCGAAGTCTGTTGACTGAATGCTATTTCTAGCATTAGGTCTAAACCACGCGAAAAAAGCTTCGCCTAGACCTGTGTCGCCATCTTCAGCGAGTGCACCAACTGTCGTACTGATCAAACTACCGAAAGCTTTTGACCACTGGTCTTGAGCTTGCGGACTTGTAGTGTTCTCTATTCTAGATAGTAGAGTGGGCAAAAACTGTCTTATAACACCTTTAGCAGTTCGTCTATCAAGATTCTCGTCTTGGAAATTTTCGCCGAAATACACTTTGTTCATACCGGTATAGAACGTTTCTAAGTCGTCATTCAAATTCTCGTATTGCCCTTCAGCCCATTGCCGACTCTCGTTATTTATCTTTCTTAAGGCAATCTTGTTTTTATCTGTATTAATTCTATTAGTCGCTGCGTCTTTTGCGGACATAGATGCTCGGCCCGTCTCATAGATATTATCTATCTCCTCTCGTAAGGCGCGACGAGAAGTTTCATCTGTGGTCATAGACAGTATGACCGCTCTAGCAAGGGCTCTATCTTTAGTGTTAAGACGCGTTAAATCATTTAGCTCTCGTACTTCTTGGTCTTGCATCTTAGTTGTAATTTCTTTAACGTCTTCTTGATTAAGCTGTATCTCGCCGTTTTCTATCTTTTCATCGATCTCTTTTTTTGACTCGGTCTCTAACTGTAAACTTAAACGTTTTAACCCCTCGGATGTGTATGAGCTACCGAGCTCGACATCTAGCTGGTTTTGTACATCTTGAGCATCTTCAGTAAAGCCCCTTTTCAAAAGCTCATCCCTTCTAGTAGCTAAGTTTTTTATCTTCTTAGACGATGCTCTATTCGCCCCTTTTATTAAGGTGTCTTCACGTTTTTGTATGCGGGCCAAGTCTCTTTCATAGTTAGACGGTTTTCGGTCATAAGCCCCTTCTTTAAACGCTTTTGTAGCGGCTTCTTTTTCCGCTTTTAACGAATCAAGTTTTTTCTGGAACGAGCTGTCTCCATCGTCAACAAGTAGTTCATCACGAGCTCTTGATTTAGCAGTTGGTAGCTGATAATAGTCTGGAGTTAGTTCTGCACGAGGATCATCCTCCGACAAACCAGATCCAGCATCGGGTGCTAGCTTAGTAACGTCGGTTAGTATATTGGGGATTTGCAAACTATCTGATATATCAGATTTTATCGTCGATTCTTCATCGGTTTCGTCAACCTCTGCCACAGCGTTCATAGCATCTCTGCCGAGCTGTAAATCGCCGGTAGATGCAACTCCATCTATTATATTGCTAGACTGTAAAATGTTCGCGTATCTGTTATTCAAATTCAAAGCATCGTCTTCAGTTTCTACCATGTTTGCAGTAGCGCGAAACATAGCAGGCGAGATTAAAGAGGAGTTGGATACAACTGTACCTTTGTAATACTGGTTGCCTAAATTTGCTAACTGCCCGGGCGAAAACTTAACTACGTTATCGTCACCGGCAGACGTTGCGTTTTTTGTAATTGGAGCTAGAGCGCCTTCAAAAGTTCTTAAAGTCACTGCGTACCCGCCATTAGGCAGAGGTACTATGCTTTCTGCCACAGAACCGTTAGGGAGTAACCCACTTCTGTTAGCTAAATCTAGCATTACACCAGTGGTGGCGGCATCGCCTTTAGAAATACCGTCCGCTAGTTTTTGCTTATCTAAGCTAAGCATATCTTTCGATAGCAGATTTGATGCGGCTAAATTCTGTATGTATTGATCGTTATTAGCTATAACGCCTTTTTGAGCAGCCGCATCTTGCCTTAATTGCAATTCAGCTTCTAACCGATTTGCTTCTTTAGTTAACAAATCATTACTAAATTTTTGCTGCTTTGATGCTCTAGCGGCGTTAAACCCACCGAGTATAGCCGAGCCTACATCTTGATATGCCACTGCATGTCTCCTTATATGAGTCCCGACATTATAGCGGCCGCACCTAGCCCGCCTACAGTCGAAAACACCTGTGATTTGTGAGCAGCTTTAGCTTGTTCGTAAGCCTGTTTTCTGCGAGACGCGTCTTGCGCGGCATTGCCCAATTGCGTTAAAGACGTTCTATTTATATCTTGACCTATATTTATTAGGTCAGACATAAGCGCCTGATTTGATTCTGCTTGAGCAATTCTGCCGTCATTAACCGCTTGTATGCCCCCAAGTAAACTGCCTGACCTGTTTGCGCTTTGTACAGCTTTCATTTGAGCTGGAGTAAACGACATTCCGTAGCGTTCTCTGTTTCTTTCTGCTACGCCTTCCATTAACGCCGGTGTCCTAGCTGCGTCTTCTCTGGCTTGATCTACTATACTAGTGTCTGTTTGCGCTTTTTCTAAGAGGTCCTCTTCAAAACCCCTATACTCTTTTACGTAGTCTTGGAAGTCCTGTTTAGTTATTTCAGCCTGCAAATCATCTGGATCGGCAGTCCTAATTTTTAGTTCTTCTTTATAGTCTTCGTAGGATAAGCCCATTTCTTTGGCCCTTTTCCTATGAAGTTTTTCTTGCCTTTTTTCACCAATCCTTCTATATGCGTGTGGGGCCAAGCCAGCTGTTAAAGAAAATAAAGACATCTACATTCACCTCCCTACACGTTTTTATTTAGGTTAACGACGGGTTGCGAAAACGGCGATGGGCCAAACAACGCGTTGTTAACGTTCTGACCTAAAGTGTTTGGCGTTGTGCTCATACTACCTGTCGGGGTAAGGTTAAGGTTATTCATAAAATTACCCTGCGACTGCTGCTGCAAAAGAGCGGGAGCTTGTGCAATTTGGCTTTGCGGCATAGTACTAGTAGTAGTGGGCGCAACGCCGCCTTTCATACCTATATATGCACCAGCTATCTGGCCTGCTGCCTTCATTGCAGCCATACGAGCGTCTTGTTTTGCTTTAGCCCTAGTTAGATTTTCGGAAGTCTCCAACTTAGAAGCCAGTGACATGCCAGACTGTGCCTCTGCTGCTTGCCCCCTAGCTGTCGCCAGAACACCCGTCTGCATACGGCCCTTTATGTTTTCTCCCTTTCTAGTGGCTTGGCCGAGCTGGCCTAACATACCGCTAGTCATATTAGCTGCGCTACCCGTGTCTCGGGCTTGGCCAATATTAGGGTTAGACGTTAGAGTTTGCATAGTGTCAGCATTCGCCCTGCTACGAAGTTGTTCAGTAACAGGTATAGTTTTACTTTTGTCGCGCATATCTCGCAACAGCGGGTCGTACTTCTCTTTGAAGTATTTATGCTCTCTATACGCTACCCTTGTAGAAGCTTTTTCTGCTTCACTAGGTTTATACTCTGAACTACTTGGTCCGCTCATACTAACTCTCTTGTATAAAGTACAGTTTCTTTAATCCAACCTTGTTTTAGTAAATAAGGCTCTAATTTTGTAACTGGCGTCTTTACCATTAGTTTACTATATTCAGCTTCTTTTGCCACTGTAGCGAAGAAATCCCAATACTTAATAACGCAGTTATTGCCTAATTCTTTTGCCCACGCTAACCACACAAGTAGGTTTTTTTGTCCGTTAAACCTATCAAACTCCGTACTGGTTATTACAAAACCTTCGGGAGCTACCCAGAGTATGGCTTCACCGGATACGCATTCGGCGTATACGTCTTCGGCTCTAAAAGTTAACTGCGGTTGTTGGGCTAGTATCTCTTCAATGCCCTGTTTAACCCAGTCCCACTCACGCCTAATGTCCGCCGCTACAGGATTAATACTTGTTTCCGTAGTCTCTTGTTCGTCTACGCCATGACCCTGATTTTGCACCTTGGATTCCTCCATAACTTACCTTCCTGTATACGCCTACGTTAGCGCCGCGTGCGTCCTGTTCTGCTCGTACTACATCTTGAGTAAACAAGCTTCCGTATACCCCCGCAGCATTCATATCAGACCAACTAACGTTTGGCATTCGTAATAGTCTAAATAAAGCACCATTTACTATAGTGTCTCTGTAGTTATTCATAACATCATTGTCGCAGGCTGAGCTCGTATGTGTCGGCTTTAATATAGCTCTAACTTGAAACGCTAAAGACGAGTTACTTGCTGGAACTGGTGCGACGTAAAAACTGGTACTAGACTGCTGTACATAGTATTCAGGCTGACCAGTTTCTTCTCTCCATTTGCGTATGCGTTGCTCTAATAACGTGCTGCTTATTGGTTCTAGCTCCTCACCTTCAAACGTTATCCATTCGATCCTGTGTACTGTAGTGCCTGTAGGGGCGTCAAAATCGTATTGGAAAGTATTAGCCACGGCAGACACTTTATCGAGCTCTTTACGATACACTCCCGCACGTTCGCATAAGTCTATAGTTGCAGACCTGATAGCTTTTTCTGCTGTAGAGTCTAGGCAGCCCGGTACGTGCGGTAATACTTCTGGGAGCAACGCTTCGTATTGAATCGCCATATATTAGACTCCCGCAACTGGTTGTATAGTTCTCTCAGCGTTAGGCGTGGTTATTGTGTCTATTTGACCCTTACCCGTCACTGCCTGTTGGAATAACTGATAATGGCTGCCGGCACGTTGCTGGCTACCAGCGAACTCTGCATCTTTCATATATGCCATATACAGGACATAGTTCATTATAGAGTTAGCGTATATGTCAGGGATTGATATGTTATAACCAGTAACCTCGGCCCAGTTAGCACTGTTAGAGGCAGAAGGCGTTTGGTTCGCCAGTACGTTTGAAGGGACTGCTTCCCATATTTTAGAGCCGTGGCTCACTCTGTTACCATCTACGTATGTTGCAGAACTGTCCCAAGCCGTTACCGAAGAAGCCGCAAATACATCTGTAGGGTTTGCAGAGTATATAATGTCTACTTTAACAGTAGCGCCTAATGCGCCGGGGTATACATAAAAATTTCTAGGGTTTGAATCGTTGTATATGTAATGCTTTATAGTTGTAGAGTGGGCCGCGTCCCCACCGACAGTAGCGTTATGCCAGTCAGGAGTTTGGGAGTCTAAAATGTTCCCATCTACCAAACGTATAGAACTGCTGGCGGCAGTGCCTACAACGTTGCGTACTACTTTTAGTAGCCTGTTCCCATTAGCCGGTATACTTTGCTTAGTACCGGCCACTAAGGTTAGCGTCTCATTAACAGCAGACGCATCGGGTTTTAAAAGTGCTATTTCACGTTGTGCGTCGTTAACCCAAAGTACCAACTCTTCGTCTACTGGCCATCTTACCCCAGTAGTATCTTGAAGTACTCTTTGCACCCTGTCTATAATACTATTAACTGACACAGTCATAACTAATTACCCTATAGGTTTAGAGCCGCTTCCCAAGCTGCTTCGCGCTCATCGCTGCGAACAGTTCGGCCTACAGCTTTATTAATGATAGCCGCTTTTGGCGTACCATCTACTTTAAAATCTTCTGGGTTACCCTGCTCTATTAGGTTAGCTAAGCATTCCATTAGAGCTGGATCAAATTCTTCTGTAGTCTCTTCAACTACTTCTTCAAACTCCGCATCTTCTATCTCTTGCGGGGTGACACTGTTTTCGTCATATAGCTTAGCACCCATCTGTAGCGCAATTGTGCCTAATTCTTCGTGGCAAGGGTTTAACTCTCTAACTACGCCAGCGTATAGTCTAAGCGCTTGACCTGATGGATGTGGTACATATAGGTCTTTGTCACTAATAATCTTCATGATATATATCCTCTCAATAAAATCCCCCTCCGAAGAGGGGGGTATAACTTAGCTTATGTATGCAGTTACTGTAAGAGTACCAGCAGCGGCAGTTGCAGCAGCAACCTGTACGTGTACATCAATAGTAGTATCTGTAGTAACGCTAAGCGGGCCTGCAGCAAAAGCAGTGCCAGCATCGTCGCTACTTGAGAAACAGCTAGCAACAGCAGCTCCACCAGTCTTACCGATAGCACTTCCATCTATAATAGCATTAGAAGTACCTGCAGTAGCAGGGGTAGAAGCAGCATGATCGTTGCCGTAACCTACATCAAGGGTTAGAGTAGGACTACCATTAGTATCCATATCAGTAGAAACAACTTGAACACCGTGCAGAGTTTCACCAGCGTTTAGGCTAATTGCTTTGATAACCGCGTTAACTGCTAGGCTACCAGTTGGAACAGAAATAACTGCTTTACGAGTGAAAAGTTGGCCGTTAGGAAAACCTTTGTACTCAGTGTTGCTAGATATTTCGGTTGAAGTTTGTGTAACAGCTATATTTGGCATTTTATATTCTCCAAAAAGTTAGCCCCCCTCCTAAGAGGGGGGTATAAATTAAGTTTATTAAGACTGTAGAGTATCTAAGCAGATAACGCCGAAGTCTTGAACGTCGCCAGTTACGTCGGTGTTGTACTTAGGCTTACGTAGACCGAAGATCTTACCTACAGAGATACCTGATTGGTTACCGTAGTCGAAAGTATCTTCAACCATTTCAGGTAGACCGATATCAGCCATAGCAAGAGCTTGAGCACCGCAGAATAGAGCACGACCGCCGTTCTCATTACCGCTTGCGCCCCACTTAGAGCCAGCAGCAGCACCAGAAGTGTTGTATACGTGACGGAACTCGTGAACAATAACACCGTCAACCATAACGCTTGAAGAACCAGCGAACAATGCGTTGTTTGGACCACGAACGCCAGCGTTACGAACGTTAGCGATGAAGTCAGTGTCCATTTTGAGGTCAGCCATTTGCTGTGGAGTAACGAACATGTGGAATACTTCTTCGCCTGCACCAGCACGGATACCACGAACGTAACGATCTTTAGCTTTAGCTTTCAAGCTAATGATAGCTTTGTAAGACAGCTTTTTATGATCGGCAGCAGTAGTGTCACCAGCAACTAGCGCATGGTCAGTTGTTAGTCTGAAGTGACGATCAGAACTTGGACCAGATACGTCTGAAGCAAACTCAAGATCAGCAAGATCGTGACCAAGAGAACCAGAAGCTTGACGCAATGTACCGTTGTTCTTGTAAGTGTAAGCAACGCCTGAAAGAGTCAAGAACGCTAGTTGGTCAATACGGTCAGCCATTGCATAAGCAAGAGCGTCACGAGATTGCTCACGGAAGTTAACAACAGTCTTTTGATCAGCCATGCGGCCAGCCATACGGTTAGCAAAACGTAGTTGATCTAACTCAATGCTGATGTCAAAGGCGCGTAGCGCTTCTTCGTTGCCTTCTAGAGTGTTATCACCAGTGATACCGTCTCCAGTCATGTCAGCAAGCAAAGTAATGTTAGCTTTAGTGCCTTTTTGAGATTTAGTTAATTCAGTAATACGTTGGACCATAGCGTTAGAGCCAGTTCCAGCGAATTGATTGATGAAAGATTGGTTACGAGCAACTTTCCAGAAGTCACGTGACCACGCTTGTAGTTGAGCACCTGTAAGTTGCCCGAAGTTTGTTAAAGCCATGATAGGCCTCCATATAAATTGACAAAAAAAGTTTATGCGGCACATGCCGCGATTCTTAGCCGACTTAAAGGAGCGGCTAATCCGTAATTCCCGTATCGTGGGACAACGAACTAGCGCTATTTAACGAGACGCGATCTCGACAGGTTTTACGCCTTGTGTAGGCGGGGGTACGTTTTTTACGGCTACGGGCCGATCAGTTATCGTACTGATAGACGAACCTAAGTTAGATACTATCGCAAGTATCCAAACTATGCAAACTAATTGAGGGGATTAGATAGATAATCCATCCCATCCCATAAATCTTGTATTTCTCTGCTAGTACTTTTGACTTGCGCTTCGAACTTATCTACTTTATCTAGTATAAGTTCAGCCTTCTCTACAGTGGTCTGCATCTGTATCACGCTTTCTTTTAAGTCTTTTACTTCTTCTTTAACAGATAGTAATTTTTCTTGCTGCTCAGCAATAGTCTTCAGGTTTACACCTAGTTCTGCTAGCTTGCCCTGTAGCTGAGATACGTCGTTAGCAGTAAGTTCTTGTTCGATTAGTAAAACTTTTTCTTCTAAAGGTACGATGTCGGGTACTTGTATACCTTCAACAGCTTCTAGACGAGAGTACAGACTGCTAGCTGTCCATACACCCCCGCCTATAGTAGACCCAATAGCTAAAACTACGGCGATCCAAGCGCCTTTGAATGTCTGACCGCCTATCTTTAGCTCGCTATCTTCAATACTCATACTCGCAATCTCCTTGAGACATAAAACAATTAAACCCTTGTGCTGTAGGGCCTGTTAAGTAATATTCTGAATCCGAACCTATAGCTAACACATCTGCTTCAGTGACATATAAGTCTAAGCCATAGTTTTGCCCGTTGAGGTAGACTGCAGTTGCGTTGTTTGTTCCCGCCCAACTCATCGATACCCACTGATTGTTAGCTGAGTAGTTGAGCGTGGCTTGCTCTGCAGTGGTGTTATTGTTTTCTGCACCCTGTTCAAGGAAGCTAACTGCTTCTTGGTTCTCGGCAACAGCGATAAACGCACTCGCTTGGTTAGCGTGTGTCTCGATATCATCTATGGATTGATTGTAAGTATCTACTTCGTCTTGTGAAATGGTTAGTACTTCTTGATTTGAAGCTACGAAATCTTGTACAGCCGCTTCTTCATCAGGCGAAGCTGCAGTTTCTGCCATCTCTGCTACTTCTACAACTTGTACCATCTCAACGACTACTTCAGTAAACGTATCGATAGCATTGTCCATAAGATCTAGCTCTTGTGCAGCACGTTCGTTTAGTACATCTTGTACAGAACCATATGGCAAGTACGTACTCATACCCGCCAACGCGTTGTTGTAAGCATCTAGCTGAGCGGTGCTTATGTGAGCTGAGCCTGATAGAGTTCCATCAGATAGGCCTGTACCACTATACGCGTACTGTTGACCAGCACCGACTAGTTTTATACCTCTATCTATCTGATCTACAATAGCAGATGAAGCGTTAATTAAGTTATCAAGTTCAGTCGCGGAGTGAGCTGCGGAACTTATCGCTAACAGACTCACTATCATCATTTTGTTCTTCATTGGATTCGACACCTATACCAAGTACTGCATTAAACCAAAGTTGAGTTTTTGTAGGTTTTCTGCCTAGTTTTCCATAGGCAGGGACAAACAATTCGGGGTCACTTTTCATAAGTAAGTAAGCCCTTTTCCCAACGACCAGTCTACCGCCTTGCTGTATTGGGCACGGCGTTCCTGACATAAACATCGACTTCCATACGACTTCGTCCTCACACATCCTAGCTACTGCTGCTACCTTCATACCTAAGTCTGATAGCAACTTTGCATCTCTTCTGCGATCACAGTTTGGATCGACTTCGTATTCACCGTTCGATATACCAACACCGACAGTTTGCAGCGAGCTTCCGCTGCCTTTTAAGCAGGTGTCCATACCATTGCTCATATACGTAGGGCTGATAGCACTACCAACGGGCATTTCGCTAGATGAACCAGCACCGTTGTATGTGTTACTAACAGACTTATCTTCCGTAGTATTGTTACTCGACACCGTACTGCCATCGCCGTTGAAAGTATTTAAACTACCTTCTTGAGCGTTATCGGCATGGGAAAACCCTGCGACAAACAGTATGATGTATAAATATCTACGCACTACCTGTACCTAGCTGTCTTCTTGGCTACTTTTTTAGGCTGTTTACTAAACTGCTTGCCCGCTTTCGTATCCTTACGTTTTTTAGCACTAGTTTTTGCATACTCTTTTTTACTAAGGGCTTCTCTAGCCTTCTTGGGTAGATATCTTTCGCCCGTAGCTTTAGCGCCTTGGGTACTGTTCTTTCCTGACTTAGTACCCCACTTCTCTTTAGTCCATTTTTTTAGGCTTTTCTGCGATTTTTTAAGAGGCATTACTTCTTACCCTTTGCTTTCATCTGAGCCTTTTTAGACAGGTCTTTTAGGTGGAATAGCTTCACGCTTGTTTTAGTGTGAGACTTATTAGTATGCAATTCACCATTAGGCATCTTATGTGTACTGCCTTTGTGTTCAGTACCATCTCTTTTATAATGTTTAACGCCTTTCATCTATAACCTCCGCCTTTAGCCTTATATTCTTTAGCAAGCATCTGCGCTTTCCTAGCTGACCATTGGCCCGGTTTTCCGCCCTTTCCACCTGCTTTGATCCTGTTAAACAAGTTCTTCCGCATAGTAGGCTTAGTATAGTTACCGGCCTTGTTTACCGTAGATTTTTTAGCGGGCATTAGTATTTACCCATTTTCATCGGTTTCTTTTTAGGTTTAGCTTTAGCTTTGGTTTTCTTCTTAGTGGGTCTACCTACTTTACTACCGTATGTACCTTTACCGTATGGCATAATAGTTTCTCCCTACCATTTTGATTTATTCGCCCAATAAGCCGCAGACATTTTTCCTTTGGCTATATTCTTGGCGTGTCGTGCTTTAAAAGATTTACGTTTTGCTTTCATCCTAGCAGACTCACCCGCTTTAGGCTTACCTGCTGTACTTGCACCCTGCTCGCCGTAGCGGATAGTCTTAATCTTATCACCTTCTTTAGCCACTACAATGTGCGACTTCTTCGGGTGATTAGGTGTCCGTTTCGGTTTATTATAGCCCGACACTCCGGCTCGGGCTAATCGTGGGTCTTTCTTCGATGGCATAGATCACCTCTTAGAGGATATCTCCTCGTAGTCTTTTTAATGTAGCTTCTGGCAACGAGTTAAACTCATCTTCAGTCATGTTATTAATGTCGTACTGACTTTCGCCTTTAGCAGCAGAGCTTTCACCCGGCATCTCGGGCGGTTGTGATTCTGCAGCTTTTAGCTTGCGGCTGACTTCTTTACGCTTCTTAGCCACTTCATCGGCGGCGTTAGGCGTGCTTGCTAATGCTGGAGTCTCCTCTGCATTATCTACCAAATCGTACTCTCGTACAACGAACCTAGCTGCTTTAGATAGTGCCGCTACGGGGTTATCACCCTTCATCATAAATGCATCTCGTAGCTCAACAACTTCGTTCGTCAGAGTTTCATCGTACTGGTCAGACGCCCTGTTAAACTGTGGGAATGCATTCTCTAATTGGCTGGCAGCTTGTTGCAATGCGTTAGCTTCTCTATCTTGTGAAACTGTCTTAGTCATCTTTTGAGTCATTTCAAACTCAATCTGTGCTCTTTCAGCTTTTCGGATTTCAGTTCTAACAGCCGTTGCTTTTTCTACCTCGCCGTCAAGCAAAGCATTTTGATATTCAACTTCTTTAGCGGCAAAGTCGTACTCTTCAGGGGCTTCCTCTTCTGCTGCTTGCGAAGCCCGCATATCTTCTAACTGCTTCTGTAGTTCTTTCTGCTTAGCGAGTACCTCGTCCAGTCTTGACTTAGGGACCATCGGCTTTTTAGCTTTAGGTTCAGTAGGCTTTTCTTCTACTTCAGGTTCTGGTTCTGGCTCTGGTTCTTTTAGAGCTTCCGGCTCCTCCTCAGACTCTGCTTCAGGTTCAACATCTTCTGCAGGCTCCTCGGTCTCTTCTTCGGCCACAACTTCTTCGGATTCTTCGGCGACAGTCTCTTCAACAGTTTCCTCCTCTTTGGCTTCTGGCTCGTCTGGGAAACTTAAGTCAATAGCAGGTGCGTCATCCTCTTCAATTGGGTCAGCTCCCGGCATTACGTCGAACGTAGTTGTGTTTACATTTTCGTCTTTATCATCACTCATATCAATGTCCTATTGGTTGTTGGTGGTTCTAATGTTAGGTATGTCCACCTGTTGGGGTTTAGCTGCTTCTTTCTTCGCGGCAGTCTGCATAGCAGTAGCAGCTATGCGAGTTGCAGCATTAGTTTGAGATTGATTTGTTCTAGTCTGATTAGTAAGCGAGGCAAGTTCCCTACGTAGCATTAACTCTTGCTCTTTCATACCAATCTTAGCTTGTAGCTCTTGCATACGGATTTGCGGTGCGACGCCTGCTGTGTCTTGGGCTTTAGCCATATTGACTGCAGCTTCTGATTGTAGCTTCTGAACTTCTGCTTGCATCTTAGCCAACTCTAGCTGTACTTGCTGCATTTGAATCTCTTGCTGCATAGCCGCTGCTTGCATCTGTTCTTCTGACTGCTCTACACCTGTCATCATGCGTATACGTTTAGCAAGTTCGCCTTTACGAGCTAGATGCGAATACTCGATGATTGCGTCATCAGGAATACTAACACCGACTTGTCGTAGATTAAGAGCTTCAGCGAACTGAACTTCATCAAAGCTATCGCGGGCTGGAGCAGTAGCTACAACAACATCGTACTCGCCTATAGTTAAGTTGTTAATGATTTCACCCTCTGGAGTCATCTGATTAACAACCATTTCTTCGCGTGGCTTCAGGGGGTCATCTTCGTTAGTAACCTGAATAACGCGCTGTTCTGTGTAGAATCCTTGAATAAGATCAAGGATACGTTCTGCTAGATATTGACGCGACTTACGTAGGTTATCTAGTGGCACTTGGATCATAACTGCGCCACGGTTTTGCTTAGCCTGAATAGCTACGCCTGATACTTCGGCACTATCTGTGCCTAGCATTGAGTCATTGATACCTGAGATGCTTTGGATATTCGCTTGTGCTTTTTGGGCGATGCGATCCAAACCAGTTGGGATACTATTAGGGTTGATCTTAGTTGGGGGTGTAGAACCTCTGTTGTATTCAAGAACAAGGCCTGTCTCTGCGCCATGCTCCTCGAGGTCATCTGCCGTCATACCAACCAGTGAGCCTGACTCTACCATCCAGCCACTGTTAGCTGTGGTGTTAACAATGTGTAACTCTTGCGAAGCAATTTTATTTAGCTGCTCTTGCGGTGATAGAAGGTTGCGAACCATACCAAAAGGTTTACCGCGTCTAAAGTAGGCGAAAAACGGTATAATTGTAAAGTCTCGATATGGAGACCAATCATCGTGCAGCACAACGTGGTCACATGTTACTGTCCAACGTACCTTCTTTATCATCTTACTAATAAGGTTTAAGCCGTACTGCTTAGCAAATTTTTTCTTTTTCTGATCTGACCAAGTAGTTGGGGAATGTCTTTGGTCACCTGTATTAGGGTCAACGAAGAAGTCACAACGTGATAGTTTCTTATGTTGACGCTCAATCACTCGAAGTGAACGTACGTTGCGGTACTCATCGTCTCCCGGAACATCCGCCCCGAAGTAATCGTCACTTGGATCAAGGTCACCGAATCGTGTCTCTTCGTACTCAATAGAGTCTCGTCCGAAACTACTGCCGTTCTCAGCGATGAAACGCAAGTCTTCAGCTTTCTTCTTACCGTATAACTCTTCGATCTCATCGAGGGTCATCCACTTGGTTTCAAAGACCTCGTTCCAGTTTTTAGGGTCTGCATCTTTGGCATCTGGATCGATGAGGATGTCTAGTGGGTCTTTGGCAGTGATTCGTATCTCACCTTCGACATGGTCTGAAAAGTCCATACGTGCATCAAAGTAACCACGACCGTCCATAATAAGACCGTCGCTAAATACTTGCTGCTCAACCCAATCCAGCTTGTTACTGTCTGCAATCTGCATATATAACTTAGTAAGGGTATGCGCTACTTCTTCGTCGCCACCTCTGCGTGGTTTGAACTTAATGTCCGCTCTTCGTGATGACTGCTCACCGAGTACAGTATTAATAGTAGGTAGTACTGTATTAATAGTAAGTGCTGGACGGCCTTCTGCTTCTAACGACATTTTGTCGTATTCGTCCCACTGATCACCTGAATAATAGGCGTCACATTTTTTAGCCATATCGATGTAGTCAAGATGGCCGTTGTCTCGGGCTCGTTCATAACGGTCCCACTGCGCTCGTGCTATTTCTTGCTGTTTGGCAGAACTTAGCTTCTTCATATTTTATGCACTCATTGGTGATTTATCACGTTTTGTATTAAACATCGTTGGTAACTTATCTCTCCACGACGGTATATGCTGTACTGGCGCCTCATACGTGGCAAACTCGGTCATCATAAGGCCTAGCCAAGCTAAGGCATCCACCTGATCATCGTGTATCCCATTAGGGAAGCGCAGTAACTCAGCCACTAATGGGCCAGTAAACTGTGCGTCGCTAGGCATGAACACCATACCTTGTTGCATTCTACCTTGTATTGCACGGGCTCTAGCCTCTTTATCCCTACGACCCGTTTTTAGGTCCTTAAAATAGGCTTCGTGTAACCCTCGTTCGCGGACACGTTTCTCCAAGAATGGGCCTAATGCCATCTCAATATGACCTTTCTCAATGCCAATTATAGATGGCCGCCATTCTTCGTAAAGGTCAAGTATCCGTTCTACGATTTCAAATCCGTCAAACTTACCTCTGACAACATCAACAACGAACATATTATCTTCGGCATCTACTCCTATAACCATACCTACTGTATAGTCATTGCGATCACGTTTACCAATTGCCAAATCCCACGCGCAATAGTAACGCATCTCGTCTAGATCCGCCTCTTCATAGTTGAAGTATTGGATCATGTCCCTTGTAAAATAATCACCGTCATCAGCCACTGGGTTCTGCTGATATAGAGCTGACCAATCTCTGGGGCCAACTGCTTTCTCAATTCTAGACAAGGCTACTTCATCGTAGCGCTCTCTATGTAACGGCTCGCCTGCTTTTCGAAACTCTTCATCAACTTCAGCTCTTGCTGGATAGTTGACAACTTCCCACTGTTCGCCGTTATTGTCAGCGGCCTTTAAGAGCCGCCCCGCCAGATCATCATCATGCCAACGAGTAAGGATAACAAGTACGCCACCTCCCGGAGCAAGTCGGGTATAAGCGGTAGATGTGTACCAATCCCAAGAGGAATCTCTAGCATTTTGTGACTCTGCCTCGTCTCTGTTCTTTACTGGATCATCAATGACCAGTACGTGTGCACCTTTACCTGTTATACCACCGCCGACACCAGCAGCAACAAAGCCACCGCCATCAGAAGTAAGCCAAGCTTCCGCTGATTGGCTGTCTGGGTCAAGTCTAGTTGTGAACGCAGTTTTGTAAGTTGGTTCACGCAAGAGTTGACGGACTTTACGACTGAATCCCATAGCGAGCGAACCAGAGTACGAACAGCTAATAAACTCGTGTTGAGGGTGGCGACCAAGATGCCAAGCTGGGAAAGCAACTGAAGCAAGCGTGCTTTTACCGTGTCTAGGCGGCATAAAGAGCATAAGTCTTGGAGACTTTTTCTCAGCGACATCTTTAGAGAATTTTTCAAGACGGTTACAAATGTCTTTATGGACCCAGCCTGCTTGGTAGTCTGGGTTGAATCGCTCAACGAAAGGGAGTAATCTTTTCCTTGTGAGGAACCTGAGCGCGAGTTCTGCTTTTGCTTTTTCTTCAACTGAAACCTCCTCTGCCGTAATGACAGGTTGTTCAACATCGCTTGGTGTCGGTAGTGCTTCTGCATAGTCTGCCTTACAATAAACGCAGACGTTGTCATCTCCCGAGTAAAGCGTAATCGGGTGCAACTTCTTACAACGGATGCACGTTTTCTTTTCTACCACTGTCACCCCTCGGGTTCTAAGTAAGTAGTGTTTTTACCTGCTATTTCTAGCAATTCTTCGTCGGAAAGCCGCTCTAGCTGCTTAGCTGTAGTGTTTAAATTAACATTAACCTGCACAGCGCTTTCTGGAGCGTTCAAACCATGTAATTTAACAAGAGAATCTACCGTGTTTTTCATTTCAGTAGCTGTAGCAGAAGCATTATAGGCTTCCATATACATAGAATGCGCGTTTGTGCGTTCGAATTTCACCTCTTCGCGCATCTGTTCTCTAAAATACTGTATAGCTGTTTGGACATCTGGCTTTTTTGAGGCTTCAAGCGCTGTACTGTAGCTTGCATACCCCGCACCACGTCCCGCTGCTGCTATAGTCATACCACTAGTAATCAACAACACTAGCTTTTCTTGCTGTACTGTCAACGCATTAAGCGAAAGTCCCATGTAAGGTACATGAGACTGGAATTCTGTTCTAGCTGATACTTCGCTAGTGGACGATTCGGAGACCGCCTCTTCGTTTGTCGCTGAGTTCACTGCCAAGTTCGTCATCCAAAAACACAAAAATGGGTGCGTCTTCGCCTAACTCATCGAATCCGCAGCTAACTAAGAAAGGATATAGCGCATCATCGCCATATCCCGCGTCAAAAAGTATTTGTTCAGCTTTATTGGCGTCATATACTAATACTTCTTTGGACCCTACACATAAAGCAGTGCCAATTACAGCTTTATCGAGCCCTTCTATTGCAACCATAGATACTTCCATAGTGAATCTTATCCCAACTTATAATTAATCGCAAGAATGTTCGCTAATTGTCTTAATCCACCAATAAAACATGTCGATTTGCAGACTGTGACGTAATATATTAACACGATAACAAACTAAATGGACGTTATGTGGTTCATATCCTTGATTTTGGTCTAATCTATCTATAGAAGCGTTGAACTCTTTCCTACCCGACCCGTCTCTGTGGTGAGTCATGGCTACACCTGACAACGCGCACTTGCCATTTTGCTTTTCCCACAGATCTATTAAGTGCTCGACAGTTATGTTGAAGTCCATTGTCTTACTGCGATTACTTTTAGAGCTTTGTAGTAGTTTGTTTAGGTACTCTTGATAAGAACTAGACCATTTTTTGCGGCGAGTCGCCTCTACACATTTTTTACATGCGCTGCGTAGAGCTCCTTCGGATATATTGAACTCTGATTCGGGGCGAATAACGTTGCATTCAACGCACTTCTTCATTTCATCCATCGGTCAACTATACACGTATAAATCGGTTTTGCTATTTTTTAGTAAAAAAATTTTAGGAAAAAAATTTGAAAATGTATTTATAAATCGCTCACGCTCTATCTCCCTTCCTGTCTGGCGGTAGCCCCCAACCCCGGACTCCGGACTTGGAACCTTGTATCGAACTTGCTTCACGGAACCTTGTCCCTCAGTAACCCTTTTACTTTTAACTTCGCTCCTCACGTCGCTCGTCGTCAGTGTGTCTTATGAATTTATTATAGGACTTACTATTATGTATCTTATCTTCTTATTATCTTTCTATGTATTACTGTTTGCTATCCCGGTTTACTTATTCGGCTTAACTAACTTCTTAATCTTCGCTGGCTGTCTTACTTGCATCGCTTCATTCGCACAACTATGCCTACATCTAACACTTTATTATGGAGAAAAATCATGAAACTATCTAAAACCTTAGCTTCTTATGCTCTATCAGCTATCAATGCTACTGAATCAGTCGCTTCTAAAGCTACTACTTATACTAAAACTAAACTTGAGGAACACTCTAAAACTCCCTCTCTTCAAGAACA